TAGTCCTTGATTCATTGTCATTTCCCATATATGAAATATCTCGTGGAAAATAGTTTGGCATCTTACCCATCCTGTGAGTTCTGGATCTATGACAATGGTATTTGTCTTTGGATCACATAAGCCGAGACAATCAATTAGTTCTCTTGGCTCTGCTTCTCTTATATTCCATTTTTGTGACATAAACTCTATCTGCATATCTTTGTTCCTTTGTTTTATTTAGTTGATTTTTTCAGTATTGCTCTTACTTGATCTTTTTTAATCCAATCAATCCAACTACCTGTTTTTCTACATCTTGGATTACCGCAATACAAGCCCCAATGAGGACCTGCTTGTTTGATTTGTATCGGGCAATTCCTATGTAAGTTCTCTCTAGCTAAGTTAGCCAATTTCGTTTGTGTTCTTTGTTCATTGGGAGTTAGTGCATTATGTATTGTCATAAGTGACTCACTGACATTCTATTGGGATTTAGTGATAACACTATGTCTTCTAACAATGCTGTATTGCCTGTGGCCACAGCGTGTTTGTAAAGTTCCACTGTGGCATTGACTTCTTGTTTGGGCAGTTCTGTTTGGATAAAGTGTCCATAGTGTTCTGTGATCTCTACGCTTAGGTATGGATTGAGTTGTTGTAACGCACTAACAAGTTCTGCTCTGTTGATCTTATGCTTGATATAAACAGCATCATGCACTGGCAGTAATAGTTCTTCTTGACCAAATCTGTCTATTACATAACTCATTATTGCTGCCAAATATTTGTATTCTGCTTGTTGATACAGATATGCCATTACTTTGTTTTTGTTTATTCTACCTGCCCGATCCTTGACACATTCTGGCATATCTTCTTTAGTGTTATCTAACATTGTGCGTTCTAGAACTAATTTATTCATAGACTTTTGCTCATCAATAAACTCCATAAACCAACGGCTGTTAGTAAGTAGTTCAACTTCTTCCTTGTTGATAATCTCACGTATTGCTGGCAGTTTATAGTTGTCATTGCCCGTGGGCCAAGGACTGGCTTCAATGTCTGCTCCAAATCCTATGGCAGTGATAATCTGTTTGGCACGACCTTGATGTTTATCACCAAGCACCTTTGACAGTTGTTGTCTAAACGCCGCTTTGTCTTTGATTAGACTTCTTGTATGTCCCATCTTAATATTTGAGTTTATTGACTCACATAAATAAACTTTCCACGCTTGACTACATACATCAATGTCAATGCTGTAGCAATGTCCCAATGCGGCATGGCGTAATTCTTTACTTGAATTTTGTAAGTTCAGGCCCATAAAATATAGTCTGCCAAACTCGCTGTATTTGTATGCTTGATTGAGTTTATTGTCCTCTTGTAGTTTAAGTATGCACACGGCTTGCTTTAAGTTCTCTGCCGCTTTAGCTTTATACTCATCCGTGGCCCATTTATAACTTTGAGTCTTTGTGTCCCAACGACCCATACTATCTACATTCAAACAACGTTGTATAAAGATCGTCAAACTCTGTAAGTCTATGGGTGTATCAAAGTAATCTTCTACATCCTTAATTTCTTTTTTGTAGTATTCTTCTATGGCCTCTCGGGGCCAAGCAGTAAGTTCTTCTGCGTCTGCGATTTCATAATTAAGTGTCACTTTTGTATTCTCCTCTGTTAAGTTACTTCCCCGTTCCACAATAGTATAAAGACTATATGGACTTGCTTCAAACCAATCCAACCAATACAATCTCTTTCCATTAAGGGTGTATTGTCCCAACTTGCGTTTGATTCTTGATATTCTTATGTGATATAAGTCTAGTTTTGTTTGACTTGGATTACGCCAGTTTAATTGTATTTCTGTAGTAACCAAATCATAGTAGTGTTTGACAACTTTTAGGTAATCAATACGGGCTCCTCTTTTTGGTTGCATTATCTCATTTGAAACTGCTGTGGCTGTCGTCTCTATGTCAAACCAACCAGTAGGCGACACCTCCCTCTCCTCCCCTTCACCCCTATATGTGCTACATACAGGTGATGTAGTCATCCTTATACTATTAGTCACAGCAGTTATTTCATCACAGTCACAGCAGTTATTTGTAGTTAAATTAGTCATTGGAACAGACCTTTATACTGCTGTTGTTGGCAATAGCGATGATAAGTCATCGGACCTTGACTGGCCATTGGAGCCCATGCCAAAACATTTTTTCCCAAAGCACTATTTGCCACACTTGGACAATGTTCTATTTGATCCACTAACCAAACGAAGGTATTCTTTTTTGTGCTGTTTATTTCAAAGTGATTTTCGTTGAACTGGTCAGCGGCTTTGACTACCCAGTCCCACCAAACTGCATAACTTTTTTGACTTAGATTTTTTTGTTTATAAATGTCGCATTCTACGAGTATCTGTCTCATCTCATCTAAATGCGGTTTTGTTAAATGTAATTCCATTTTCTTCTCCTAAAAATAATAAAACAATGACTAATATCATTGAGTGCTGTATTTGCCAATACTTCTCTATCCCTGAGTATTTAGTATAACACTTCAAAGATTGTTAGTCAATAGATAGTATAGCCAAAAGAAAAGCCCCGAAGGGCTTTTCAGTGCTAGGTCATTGCGACTTCGCTGTAATAGGACTTGTCTAAAGGTTACTTTGGCAAATACAACTTAGGAGTTTCTGTCTATAAAGAAAGGAATTGCCTATTACAATATTACTTATCATCTTATTCTATTCTACAACTTTGTTCTACAGGAAATCCTGGACATTGAAAGCTGGAGCACACTACCCAATAATGACCTTCCGGTGTGTGTATCAACGTGCGTGTATTAGTGTCCGGGCAGTCAGTTCCGCCACACCCTGAGAGTAGGCTTACCGCGATTATCATCACAAGTGTTTTCATTTTGTATCTTCTCCAATACTTTACCTAGTTCGGTGTAGAAGTCATCACCGTGCCGGTCCAAGTGTTCGCGGATGAGTAGTTCTAGTTTTAATCTTTCTGTTAGGGTCACGCTTCTTCTCCGTGAGTTAGTTTATAAAGCAAATCCAATTGTTGGCATCCCTGTTGGTCTTGAATTGCCAAGACACATTCTATAATGTCATCAATACTGGCATCTTGTAAATTACTCCAAAATAAATGAGCATAACTATTAGGACTGCTGTCCAATTCAATGTGAAAGTCTTCTTGATTATCTTTAAGATGCGCCAATGCTCGTTCAGGTGTGCGGCTGCCATCACGGGTTATGTCTGCCATTTTGTTTAGAGGTGTCCAAAGATAGCAAGTAAAACGAACACCATCCTTACTGGGAATCTTCATTGAGATATATCCCCAAGTGTGTTCAATTTCATAGCCCATACGAGCCGCGGCCAATTCAAATCTATCTTTAAGAGCAAAGTTCCATTTGGACATTTTATTCCTTGACCAGTAGTGCTACCAAAATAAACTTCAATGTTGCCAGCATCATTAGTGCAACACCAGCAATCTCATGAATAGCACCATTAGCTGTGGTCAAAACAAATATGCCTATGATATAAGCAAGAATGCCTAGGATGCCAGATGCTATACAAATAAAGTCTTTCATTATGCTGTCTCCTCATTAAAGTATTTCAAATGACCGGCTTCGTCTACCTGGTCAAATCTTAAATTGAGATTTTTTAGTGCTTCTAACATATTACTTGCTTCAGTATAAAATACATCACCAGTAAAGGTTATAATTTTCCATTTAGCCATTTTAATTTCCTCTGTGTGTGTTAAAGTGTTATGTTCCTCGCTGAACATAGTGTATTATACTATGTCAGCGAGATTGTGTCAATTTAAGCGGCTTCTTGCCAATCTTGCCAAATCTTGCAAACCCAAGCATACTGCATGCCTTGAGTAATATTGACCGCATAGTTTTCAGCATCAGCAAGTTTGAAGATACCTTTCAATGCTCGCGGTGTTTTGGCTTCTAAAACCATACTAGGATAACCGTTATGAATAAGTTGAACTACTACCATTTTGTAAACTCCTGTTTAGTGTGTGTAAGTGTTTATTATACTGCCAAAGTCATTTTGTGTCAATTACTTCATTGACCCACCAATCGCCCTCATCCTCACCAATGTTGTTGCTTTCAATAAAAGCATTCATAAATTCAAGGGCTTGTTGCTCAGTATTAAATACCTGCTCAAAATCATAACTGCCTGCGATTGTAAACATAACTAACTCCTGATTAAAGTTTAAGTAATACAGGACAGCACCTTACTGCCCTGTATGTATGTATTATACTACCGAATTGAATTTAAGTCAATTTAAGCAATTTTTTCGTAGATCATTTTTGCACTATTTTGTTCTTTAGTAGCACGATAAAGAGCATACAACTCATCAGCGGCTTGAGCATCGGGCAAGCCCCAAACAGTGACCTCTAACTTACTACGGCTTTGCTTTAACTTGCTCATATTGGTAAATCCAATAGTCCAGTTTGTGAAATGTATAATTTCCATACTAGTCAATGTGCGATCCATTTCAACATACTTACGCATCATTGTTGGAATACAACTATGAAATTGTTTGGGCGGCATCATAAGAGGAGGCATATGATCCATATCAACGATTTGAAACCGTTCTTCATTAGTTTTCAAATCACGAACCAAATAACCGAGATATTTTGTATTTGCCATTTTTGAACTCCTAAGTTCTGTTGTTGAAGTAGTTATTATAGCACCAAAATCATTTAATGTCAATTAATGCTAATTGCCTTATGAACAGCGTTTTCTGCTGTCCATACATTGATTATAACATCAAAACTAATTTAGGCCAATATAAAAAATCCAGCCATACAGGCACCGCAGACAGCGAAAAAAGTGTTGTTTTTACCACGAAAACCTTATTTCAGCCTAATTTACCTGTTTCAGTGGTCAGTATACTACTTCAGTATGATTTAAGGTAAAAAAACCCCCGATATTTCTAAAGGGGGTTTTAAGCAGTAATCGATGATGTTGATTACTCATCATCTACACTACTCAGTAGTGCTATTTGTATTTAACTCTTGAACTCGTAATAAGTATTCTTCAACACTGATGTATCTGTATCCTGGGCTATTTTTCTTAAGATGATGTGTTACTCCGCAGAAACTTAGACCCATATCTCCAGCCGCGGCTGATACACTTTGATAAACACCTTTAGGAGTTTCCAAACACTTGCTATTTCTTCTAATATGAAATATACCTGTATTTTTTCTAGGATAGTTTTTTCTTTTTATTGGTCCTGCTTCTACATCAACCTCTTTAGGACGACCAAGTGGATTTAGGTCAAGTAGGTTTTGACCAGCAACCATAAACTTATTTTGATGACCTAACATTTCAATGTAAGTTACTTTATCCGCTGTTTTAGCGGGAACTTCTTTGAGTGTATATGGTTTTTGTGGTAGTCTGGGCTGTGCATATTGATTATACCAACTGCGCTGTGCTCCATTACTGATTTGTAAATCTATCCAACTCTGTGCCTGTTCTCGGGGAATAAGTGGATAGCCAACTGCTTGTATCCATAGTCCTGTTTTCTTATCTCGGTATATAAAAGCATCACTGGCTACCAAGTCTGGGGGTATCTTAGTCCAAGCCACTGCCGCAGTGAAGTTATTGGGTTCGTATCCATTTATTGTGCTGTATCTTTTTGTGCTGTCAGGCGTCCATTTTACCAAGGCACTTAATACTAGGTCAGGTGCTTCTGGTCTAGGGAAGTCACCTGACCATTTCTTTCTTATTTCGCTCATATCTTTATTTAGATATGACTTTCACTTTAATTTACAATCAAGTATCCTGCAAAAGCTAATATAGCAGTTATGATAGTGCCAAATGTGGCAATTACTTGAACTTGCTTACTGGAATTTTGACGCTCCAGTAATAACTTGATCTCACTAAAGCCTGCTTGAGTTTGAACCTGGAGGTCGTTGATAGTTGTTTCAATCTTTGCGATTCTAAGTTCAACATTGTCCAGCCTTTCTTCTAGGGCCTTGTAGCGAAGTTCGCATAGTTGTATATGACCTTTAAGGCTGGTTTCTTTAAAGTTATCCATTTTACTTTCGGCCGGGTCTAGGCTTCTTACGATTTGTCTTAGTTCTCATTCCGCGTTCTGGTAATTGTCTTTGATAATTCATAATAGTCTCCTTTTATGCTACAACTAAATGCGTAGCGGTGGCGTAATCGCCAACGACATACGCATTGATTATAATTCTTGGACTGCCTGTGGTAATAGTATGTGTCGTTAAATTATTGGTATTGATTCTTGTATTTTTAACTTGAATAGGTGTGCCGCTGGCAGTGTTATTAAACACTAAAATGTTATAACTAGCACCTCGTGTATTTCCAGTTAGATTAATTAGATCAATGACAGTAGTGCCGCCAGCAAGTGTATCAATTTGAACACTGATGTTGTTGTCCACTGTGGCTGCTGGTGTGTAAGTTGTGCCTTCACTGATTGTAGTAGTAGTAATTTCAGTGGTAACTGGCACATTAAACTTGGCTGTATTAGCATCTATAACAGCGTAGTCCGTGCCACTACTATTATCAAATGTATAAGCATCACTTTTAAATGTAGTAGCATTTGGGCTGGCATTAATAACCTGAATACCAGTAGTAGCACCTATTTTATTAGCAGTGAAAATAACACTGGTGCCCTGTGCAAGAGTAGTCCAAGTTTCTGTGGCTTGAGCATCAATACTAACACCCGGACCTGTTGTGCCACCAGGACTACCACCACTTAATGCATTACCATTAAACTTAAACTGTCCTAAATAATCACCACTCTGTGTTGGTGAATAAGTGCCACCACTACTTCTTTGAGTATTAAAATTAATAAGAGCATATTCACTGCCTGTAGTAGCATCTAGTTTGTTTACACTAAAAGTTGTTTTACCAGTGCCGTCATCTGCCAGTGTTGCCATAGAAGTAGCATTGGTTTTACCTTTACTCCAAGAAAAACTATCGCTTCTCGTAGCAAATGTCTGTGGATTAGCATTTAATATTGTAATTCTATTAGCATTGGCGCCGCCCATATTTGTGGCAGTGGGATAACAGGCTATTTGATAACCTGTGCCAGCATTTGTTACTGTGCCTGCGCCATTATCAGCCCAGTTTTCTGTGGCAACGAAAAAGGCTGCTCCAGGCGTAGCACTGACTAAATTAGCAACATAATTATTTGTAGCATAACCTGTGACACTGGATTCACCTATTAAGTCGTTATTTTGTATTGCTGTGGGCGTTGTTTCTGTGCCTCTGGCATTTTCAAAGAATATGCCGCCGCGAGCACCACCAGTCACTGGGAATGTTCGCATTACTATAGCATTACGAGCACTGGCCGCACTACTTGCATTGCCATTACTGATCATTAAGCCTCTATGATTAGTAGCACCTGCTAATGCGTAAATTACAGGACTGGTATATCTATTTGTGCCATTGATAATACTGCTACCAGTTTTAGCACCAATATTAGTTGTTGTGGCTGCACCACTTACATTTACTGTTGTTGCTGTGGTATTGAATACACTGGCAGTTGTTTGTGTTGTTGTGATATCGCCACCATTGACTGCTAGATCACCTGAATTAATTGTGTTGGCAGCAGTGATAGTTAATGTGCCTTCTCCATCACCTGTTGGTGTTGTAGGTCCACTGGCTAGCATTCTTACATCATAGTCTACGCTACTTGCACTACTGTGAAAATCTATATAAGGAGTGCCTGCAACTGTTCTACCAGTTAGACCGATTTCAATTCTACCATTATCGCCCACTCCTGCACCGACTGTAATTTGTCCATTATCGCCTTCAGCGAATACGCCTTCACCTGTAGTAGCATCTATTGTTGCCGCGGTGTCGCCTACTGCGAGACCAAATTTTACTTTAAATTTTTCGTTTGCCATAATTCACACAATCCTTATGTTTAATCTAAACTAATTCTGGCTACTGTAAATGTAGTTGAATTAGAACTTATTGGGTTAGCAAGAATGGTTGTAAACCCGCCAGTGCCCGTTACCGTAAATGTCGCTAATGCAACACTTGAATACATCTCAGCATACGTTGTTAAGAATCCAGCAGTTCCACTACGGAACGCTAATGCTTCTACCATATGCACTTCACCTGTAACATTGTCAATTATTTTGATAATTGATTTTTGACTTACTCTAGTTGTAGCACTAATAGACACAGGAGTTCCTGCCAATGAAGTATTAGTTGTCTGTGTATTGTAAGTTGATAAATTATCTACAGTATATTGGTCTGCATCAACATTGTTATTAACTAACAAGTCATAACCAATAGTTGTAGTGCCGCTGACAGTTGAACCAATATCAACACTTGTGGCTGCTCCACCAATATTCAAATCTGTTGTAATAGTATTGAATAGGTTAAAGGTAGTAGATATACCAGGAGACAAATCATTTTGTAATAAACTCTGTGATTTGATATTAACTGTTCCAGAAGTATAGTTACCTATGTTAACTTGACTTGTTGCACCATCACCAATATTAACTGTGGTTGCTGTTGTGTTGAATAAATTACCTATTGCTTGTGTAGTAGTAATGTCACCACCATTCACTGCCAAGTCACCTGATGTAACAATATCACCTGTTACTTTAATTGGTTGATTGAATTCCCAACCATCTGCGGCATTGTTCCAAGTGATAGTTTTATTTGTAGCACCCAACAATGTAATACCACCGCCTGCGGCAGTTACATCTGAGGGTGTTGCTACATCACCAATTGTAATGTTTTTATCTTCTACTAATAAATTAGTTGTATTAATATTTGTAGTTGTGCCATTGATTGTTAAGTTGCCAGGAATAGTAACTGTTCCTGCGGCATTACCAATACTCATTGTGGTGGCAGCACCACCAATGTTTACAGTTGTTGCTGTTGTATTGAATAAATTACCAGTTGTTTGTGTAGTTGTTATATCACCACCATTGACTGCTAAGTCACCATCAATTTGTAAATTACCTAAATTGTCTAATTCCATTCGGGTAGTGGTTGTGCCCGCTGACATTACACCAAATGACATTTTGAATTCATCTAATACCCCGGCGTTGTCACCGGTAGATTGATTGTTAATATATCCAGTTTGAACAGTTGTTCCAGGTGTTGTTTCTGTTTCAAATTCTAATTGACTACCAAAACCTACAACCGGCGTTCCAGTGCTATCAAGACGCAGAGTTAGTGTTCTAACAGGAACGCCACCTGATCCAGTTGCGGTTGTATTTCTTACTACAGTCACTGGATCTGTAGCGGCAGTTGTTGATATAGTAACATCTCTACCACTAAAAGCTGTAATATTCAAATCATCGCCAGTTAGTGTTGTTATACTAGGAACGGTTAAACTTGTTTCAATGTTAGCTGTGCCATTTACATCTAAAGTGTATGCTGGTGTAGTTGTATTAACACCTAAATTACCAGTGTTAAACCATTGATTACCAGTGGCACCATCAAATGTTAATCTACCTGTGGCACCTGGTGTAGTTCCATAACTTAAACTTAGTAAATCATTGCTGTCATCAATTGTTAATATTGCTGTGCGTTCAGTAGTGGTTATACCAAACTGTGTAAATCCATAAGTGTTATCGCCAATATGTAATTCATAACTTGGACTTGCATTGTTGATACCGACTTTATTAGTTGTGGCATTAACTTTAAGTGTTTTAGTATCCACTGTTAAACCACCGAGTAATGTTACATTATTAGTGACATCGTCAACAGTGATTATGGCTGTGTTTCTCCAAAAGCCTGTGGTAGCATCATAGTAAAAACTGTTGCCTTCAGCCAATGATGTAATATCTACATCTAATAAATCATCTAAATTCAAACTTGCCGCAACAATGCCGCCTACTGTGACTCCATCTCCAACCCACAAGGGTGTAGAGTTAGTGCCCAACGGCACGCCGGCGGCGTTTGTAGGTGTTTTGGCAAATATCAACGGAATTGTAAATGTGCCTGTGATATCTACAATTCCTCCGCCTAATGTAAGACTCAGTGTAAATGTATCACTGCTGGGCACAGCTTTAACAAAATAAACTTGATTTAATGTTAGACCATTTAAGTTGGCATCTTGAAATTTAATTTGTTGATTAACTGTTAATCCATGTGCCACTGATGTCAGTGTATCTGTGCCTGCGTCAATGGCAGTTACACTTATTGTTACTAATTCATAGTCAGTGACATAAATCAATTCGCCAATTAATGGCGTCATTGCCAAACGCTCTGCGTTTGTTCCTCTTCTTAATTGTAATGCCATATCTTAAAAATCCTTATGTTGGGTCAATTTGCCAAACAAATGTTTCTACATCTGTTGTTGCTGATGTCACTGTGTTTTCTACTACACTTACTAATCCTAAATCTAACTGAGCACTACTTCCTATATTATTGTCGTTGCCGAAATCCACAGGATTCATAGTTCTAAATAATAAGAAACCATTGTTGGGTATAACCAAGCTGCCAAAATCTAATTTAACTAATGCCTTTGTTATATTTAACACAGTTACGCTGCCGGCTCCTGCATCTGGTTCGTAATGAAAGTTACCATCTTTATCAACAGTAGTCGGAACGCTGAATGCACCAAATCTCTTCTTAATACCCATTCGTGATATGATAAACCAACGACGATATGTTTGTGTATTGGCAGGTAATTCAGTGATAGTTACATTAATAGTTTCGCCATTGGTAAATGTTGCGGTGTTACCGTTGGGTGTTACTTTCTTAAAGAAATTGTAGTCACTGGGTATTGGTAGATCAAAAATGGTATCTGTGCCTGATGTAGTCACTGACTGACTAACTGTGTAAGTGCCAAGACCGCCAAATACTGTATAAGTGCCGGCAGCCTGTGCTGTAAAGAAAGTATCTAGAGTAACTTGACTGCCGGATATTGCTGTAATGTGTGCGCCACCTGTGGGCAGTCCGGTGCCTACTAAATTATTACCTATTAATAATCCTGTGGTGTTGTTCAGTGTTACAGTATTCACTGGAGGACTAAATGTGCCACCACTGAAAAATGTTTTGCTTACTGGATTATTTGTAAGTTGATTAACAACTGTGACACCACCTAGGTCAAAATAGTCTCCAACGTTGATTGTTCCGAATGGTGCACTTGTTACAGTCATTATACTTTGACTTGCTCCAACTTCACTGGTAATAGTTCCGCCTGTGGTAAATCCAGTTGCTGTGCTGGCGTATGATATACTATTGGTTGTGACCCCTGTAATTGTTTTAACGCCATTATATCCACTAGGAGTCATTCCAGCAATAGTTACAACTTGACCAATTTCATAAAAAACAAACGCCGGACTTGCTGGCGTAAATGTAAGAGTTGCCACTGAGCCTGTGCCTGATGCTCCTGTCACAGGAATTTGTCCTGCTACAATGTTACCAGTAATATTCATCTCGTCCCAACCTTCTGTGACATAGAATTCTATTTCATCATATGGACCGCCAGTTGCGGGTATTTGAACTTGTAATTGAAAGTTAGGAATTGGATCAGTATCATTAACTTTAACAATGGCCAGTCTCGGTGGCAGTGGCATATTTGGACTTGTTCCATATACACCAATACCAATTTTAACATTTGCTTCTGTGGTAAATTCTGTGATAGGTTCTATTGTATATGCATCACCATTATATTCTAATCCCTGTATCTGTGCTACCAATCCACCATCTTCAGTTTCTTGTTCTTTGACACGCATTACACGGAATAACTTTGGATACCATCCGTATAGATCAGATGTTACTGCAACAATATCTCCAGCCTGTGCTTGTATGCCATAGTGATTTGCGGTAAATTCTATGACTAAGTCATCACGACTTTGACGCAGTTCTACTTGACCCAATATATCACTCTGCATTGAGTTATTAACTAAATCTAAACTCATTCGTAGTTGATTGTCTGGCTCGTTGGGATTGCGTTGTAGTTGCGGTAAATCTACTCTATAGTATGCCTTTTGATCTTTGTTATATCTATCAAAAAATTCTACTTCTAATTTATTGTATAAGTCATCAAGTCTTGTTGAACTAATGTTGATACCAGAAATAATATTGTCATCACTGAACTCTAGTAAGTTGGGTGCTGTTGTATAAAAGGTTGTTGATGCTATTGCACCACTTGTTGATGTTGTATATTTTCCTATTTGTCCAGCCGTTTGTCCTGCGGTAGGTGCAACTTGTCCTGTGATAGTGCCAATTAGCGTGCCAGCACTATTATAAAGCAGTTGTCCTGTTTCAATTCTACCTTCTGGAAATACTGTTACAGTTAATTCATTTCCGGCATTTCTACTTGCTGTAAAATGTGTAGTTGTTTCTGTGGGATCACCAGCAGTAATGGCTTTCTTAATTACAGGTCTCCATAGTCCTGTGCTGACATCATAACTCATCCAAGCACCACCATTTTGTAAAATAGTGTCTATGTTTGTTTTAACTTGATTACTTGTGTCAATAACACCATTTATGTTATAGCGTAATGTGCTTTGGTTTGTATTGCCGGCAGCATTGGTGTAACTGATATCTTCTTCGCAGTAATTATACCAAGCCAGTCTTGCTGTCTCATCAATGTAAGCAGGATCAATGTTAGCACCATAACGCTCACTGGTCATATAGTCATACCATACATCAGCAGGATTTGCTACATTGTTGGCTAATTGGAATGTGACATTAGGTAATGAAGTAAAACCTTTTTCACCATTGTAAGTTAGTCTAACTATGGCAAACACTAGACCTTCCATAGCATAATCTGTGGTCCAACTATTGTCATTGTCTCCCCAGAAGTCATATGCTGCCTGTGTTTGCCCTGATGACTGTGGAGGATAGATTTGGTCTGCGGCTGCTGTGCTACCAGCATACACTCTAAGTTGAACTAGATTTTTATTATCAGTAACGAAATTAGTGTCAATCCAATCTTCTTCTTGTGCTGTTCCAGTTCCGGTGCCTGCATTAGCACAGGTAAAGATACTGCCTAATTCATATACTCTAGGAGTAGCACTTGTGCCTGCTATAGTATTCCAGTTTATTTGAGTTGTAGTGCCGAGGCTTCTTATAATATAAGTTTTGCCAACTACGAAACTACCAGCAGTAATAATAGCACCATCAACTACTTTTCTACCATCTTTAACTTTATATAAGTCTGTTGCATCAGGAGTTAGTCTAAGGTCATTCCAATAAACACCTTCTAGGCCATACACAGGACTTCCTACTGGAATATTATTACTTGTTTCGCTGAGAACAATACAATAAAACATTGTATCATTAATCTTGTTGTCTGTGGTTATCAATCTAGCATCTGTGATGATACCATTTACATAAGCACTACCATAAACCACAGGAATCTTGTTGTTGCTTGCTGGAGGAACTTGTATCCTACCACCTTGATTGCCTGCTGAGTTATTACCTTTGTTGGCATTACCATTTATAATTCTGCTGGTAACGAATGCTGCCGCTGTTGCAACTAACCATGATGTAGCGATAAAGGCTGCTGTGCCCGCGGCAAAGAACCATCCTGCTACAATTCCACCAGCCCATGCAAAAATCGGCATAATTAAAACTCCAATCTATAATAGTTATAAGTGTTCCCATCGGGTGCCACTTTCAAATCCTGCGTAAAATTCAATTTGATACGACGAAATATTGTTTCAAATATACTATCGTTGCTGTATGAATATACGGCTTTAACATTCAACCCCCGAGCATAATCGCAGAGTTGGTGTAAATCTTTTATGTAAGCAAAGGTTGATGTCTCTTTGCCCATGCTGTGAAACTCAATCTCATCTTCATCTAACTTCAATAAAAACACTATGTTTCCAAATTTAACTAACTTAGTATTTGGAGTAATCTTTATTTTAGTATTTAACTTCTTAAACTCGGCGAATGCTCGTTGCTGATTCTTATAATGATTAGAGAAATAATTATAAACAATCTCATTTATTTCTTTATCTTCTTTGATATCTGCTATGCTAATCATTGTTAATATCTTTCGCCTGAAGTTTGATTGTCGCTGGAGCCTGTATTGCGCCCATTAACAGCACTACTGCTGTCACCTTTTGATGTGCTGGCTGATTGTGCTACATACGGCTTGCCAAAGTCAAAGCTACTATTGAACAATGCTTCAACACGATTCATACTTGGATCAGTGCTACTATTTGTTAATTCGGCATAGACAATTTGAAAGTCTTGTTTGTTTGTTCTACGACCACTTACTTTATTTTCCAACACACCCATAATGCTACTTGCAATAAGTGTAATAGTATGAGTAGTAGTGGGTTCTTGATCACTTATATCTATATCTTCTTGGACACTGAAGTTGCTGACAACGCCGGTAAATCTTTTATATACTTTAGCGTTTCCTAATCCATCTGTTAATACATCCTGTGTGTCATAGTCAAAGAACGCACGATAAATGTTTATTTCACCACCTTTGATCTGTGTGCCTAATACTGCGGCAATATAAACAGAGGGAATGGCACTTAAAGTTAATTGTATTTCATCGTTGGCATTTGAGATATTACTTTGTATGTCACTGACTGTTAAGAATCCTGCCAATGCTTGATAAGCCTTGCCGTTATGACTTACTGCTTTATAACAGTTACTGATGTAATAAGTTAAGCCAATAATGCCTGCCTGTGTTTGACTGCCTGTTGCGGTGCTGAAGAAGCTTACGCTACTTGTTGTTGCACCCGTGACTACATGTGTTCCATTGTATGTTGCGGGAATCATATTGCTGACTGTGATAGTATCACCTACACCAAAGGGTGCTGTTGCTTCAGCGGCAAAAGTTATTGTGGCTGTTGATCCTGTGCCACTTGCACCAGTTGTAGGATTAGTGACTATCAGTGTTAGGTCAATTAGAACACCATATTCAATCTTAGGAAGATCAACTTCTGGAATTGCTGTTGTCATAGTATTTCCTCAACCATTTCAAAGTCGCTGGTAAATTCTACTAACTGGCCTGGCAAGAATCTAATCTGTGGTAGTTTGCTTACAACTACATTGAATACTGCGGCTCTGCGTCCAACATATATATCTGTTCCTGAACTAAATGTTTCTAACTTGCCACGATGAACTGTAACTACTGCTGTGGCACTTGCACTAACTACAACATCACTGCTGACAATATAAGGATAGACTCCATCTTCAATTCTTAAATAATCTCCAGCTTTGAAAATATAATTACCTACAGTTGGTGAGCCAACTTTTGTTATAGTCAGTGCGTTGCCTGTCATTGATGTTGCTGTATAATTATTAAGCGCACTATTACCTATAGTATAAGTGCCTGCTGCCTGCACAGTAAATGCTGCCGCGATAGTAATTACGCTGCCTGCAATAACGGTTATTTTAGTTGTGCCGATAATACCTGTTCCTGATATACTCATTCCCACTGCTAGATTGATAGTGTCGTTTAATGTAACAGTAAATGCGGCTACAGCACCACCAGAAACGAATGTTTTTGTAATATTATCTTGGCTAAGATCGCCTTGATATTCTGTAATCCAATCCATACCAGTCTGCGTTAGTGCTCCAGTTGATGTATTAAAGTTAGTCAGTGCTATGCTTTGCGTGGTATATCTATCTGATGTAAATATTGGTTCAAATATTGCTCTATATTCAGTGTAGGTCCAAACAGGTTTAGGTGTAACTGTAAATCTAAATGGGTTGGCCCAGTTGCGACTGGCAACACTGATCCTACCACTGCGGCTAACTGTTTGTGCTACTAATTTACTGCGATTAATTTCAATGTTACTCGCTGTGTTAATTATGTCTTGTAATGCCATTATCTACGGCTCCTTATTGGTAATTGTCGTCTGCCTTGTTCTGCTACATTGTGAATAAACTCTGGATCACGGGCTAACATACTTCTAAAACTACTGGCGTCCATTGCTTGGATACTGTAGGTAACTTCTGTTGTGTTATTGACAACACTACTTCCGCCACCCAATGCGTTGTTTGGAATAATACGCCCTGCGCTTTGTGGAACAAATAGTTCTGGACCACGCTCGCCTACAATACTTGGAACACCCACTGGAGGCATACCACCATTGGCAAATCCAAATATCTTACCTATGCCGCCTAATATATCACCACCACCAAATAATCCTGTCAGTGCTTTCTGTGCTTGTATTCTAGCAAAGTCAGCAATCATACTATTAGCCAAGTCTTTGAAACTTAACTTACCTGTTTGCACGAACTTAACGAACACATCTTCAATGCCTTTGGTAAAGTTCTGCATGGTTTTGCCAGCATATTCAGCATTGGTAGTAATACTGTTGCGATACTTTTCTGTGGCCTGTGCCCATCCAAAACTAAAGCTGTTTTGTTCTTCTGTGGTTCGTGCCTGTGTTTCTTGTATTCTAGCCAATCTGTCATCGTATAACTTATTGATTTCTTCCATACGCTGTTTCATACCACCAACACCTTCAAATGGTAGATTTTGTATCTTTTGTATTTCTTCTAATTGTTTTTTGCGTTCATTTTCTAAATCAAATAATTGTGTAGCCGCTGTTTTATCTTGCTCACGCAGATTTAGAATGCCACGCTCAAGTTCTTCACGACGCATTAGTAAATCAAATGATTGTTTCTGTGCATCTAGTTGTTCAAAGGCTTGCACCTTTGCGGCACCTTGTTGGCTTTGAAAGCCGGCTATTTCTTCCTGTGCCTTAGACATTTCTTCCATTAAGTCAATAATATTTTTAAGTTCTTGCTGGCGATTCTTTTCTAACATTCTAGCAGTTTGCAAGCGTTCTATATATTCTCCAATATTTTTTGCCTGTGTTGAGGTAAGTTCTTTAACTTTAGCAATTTCTTTATCAATAAAACCAATGGCAGCCTTTTGATCTTCTGTGCCTTGAGCATATTGTCTGCGAGTTTCTAATAGATCTTTTATTGTGTCTTTTTCTTTTTTATATACATCGGACAACGCTCTAGCTAATTCAATTTCATCTTCTTTCTTACCAATCAATCGTGTGTCTAATGCCAGAGACTCAAGTTGTTGATCATTGTTAAAAGCAAGATTATCACTGACCTTACGAATTTCACTGGCAAGTTTGCCTAATCTTTCTTGATAGGCTTTTGTGGCTGCGTCTGCTTCTTCTTTGGCTTTCTTATCTTTTTCTAATTGCACCAACATTGCGTTTTGTCCAGACAGTCGCTTTGTTTCAGCATCACTTTGATTAGGTGCGTCTGGTTTAATATTAAAGAATTTTTTAGCAACATCGGCTAATTTGTCAAACTGATTAATTATAAAGTCCAAGGGACTAAAATTAAATATAAGTTTGCTTAAAAATTCAATAGCTTGTATTACAGTATAGATGATACCTGCAACACCAGCAAAGCGTAAAAAGCCTTTGGCCAATGCTCCTAATGCAAATCCTACACTGGTCAATCCACCGAATGCTGTGGGCAATAATCCAATGGCACGACCTAAGTTAAGAATAAAATATTTTATACTGCCAGCAATAATTACGAATTGTTTGGCAAAGAAAGCAAGAACACCACCTGTTGCTGTAGCGGCGGCACTTAAACCACCTAACAGTCCGTTGATAAGTCCAATACCTTTGAATAAAGCAAATGCTGCCACTGCGGCTAATATTGCTCTGATTAAACTTTCAAAAGCACTTACACTAACATTAATACTTTTAACAATATCATTTAATGGTTGAGCAACTCTAAGTAATGCTTCAGTGAGTTGGCTGAATTGTTTTTTCATATTCTCGCTGGCATCAGCACCTGACTTCAATGCCGCAACCGATTCTGGACTGATAACTTGACCTTGTTGTGTTTGTTGCACACCTCCAAAACTTACGCTTCTAGCAGTTTTACCAAATAGATCAGTTTGTGTTCTAATTTGTGCTGTAGCACTACTTAAACCAGCAATGCCTGCAATACTTCTTTTTGCAAGTTCTTCAATGCCGTTTTTATTTAGATCATTAACTGATATGCCAACTTCTTTAAATGATTTCATTGCCGCATCATTACCATTACGAGCTTGTGCAATAGTATCAGCAAATTTTAATATTGCATTCTGTGCTCCTTCTGCTGTGCCTCCATTTAATTCAAATGCACGGCTTAGACCTAATACACTTTCAATACTTAGATCAGTGGTAACACTGATGTCTTTAATAGCATTAGCAAAATTGTTGGCACTTTGAATTGCTGTGGCACTGACTAAGCCTGCCAACGCTGTTTTCAATCCGCCAATTCTAGATATTAAATTGTTGCTGACTAAATTAACATCGTTAATACTTTTACTGGCATTTTGTCCAAACTTTTTAGTAGCATTGTCGGCAGCATTGATACCTGCAATATACTGTTTGTTATCTACTGTAATCGCTACACTAATATTACTGGCCATGTTAGATTCCTTTTAATCTGCGATCCACTTCTTTTTGGATTGCTTGTTCTGTTGGAGCAATGATACCTTGACCATTAGTCTGCGGACTCCAGTTATCTTCTAAACGTTGTGCGTAAGGATAATTTGCTGTAACGGTATTGCCCTGTAAGTTAGTATTTCTACGGGCATTACCACCATTTACTCTTGCTATAGGAGTCTTAGACTTCATAGTTCGTTCAGCAAACTCAGGCAAGTCATCTAATGCGTTTAATGCTTTAGACATCTGCTTATTGAACTGTGTTAAATTAACTTTTGGCACGGACTCTCTCCATGGCAGCCAACATAGTCTTCTCACTTAATTTAGGTGTGGGCTTTTTATCGCCATTCATTGCTCGCTCTTGCACAGCGTTTCTATATCCTATGGCAGTATCAGCAATAAACACATCAAAGGTATTGGCACGGGTCATAACTTCACTGGGAAGTATTCCGTATCGTTCGCTTAATGTATCTATTAACATAATCATACTGAGTTCTATGCTGTGTTCTGGAATCTCTTCCTGTGTTACTTTCCCAAGCGTTCTACCACCGCTCCTATAACTGTCATCATTACATCATTGGGTAATGCTTCACCATCTTTAACTGCGGGTTGTCCTGACTCATCAAGCACTAGGCCATTGACCATCTTAATCATTTCACCATAGTTGTCTGCACCCAGAGTAGCCATTTTGATAAACTGTTCAATGGGCTGACGATCCATGATCCAAAACTCTAACTCATCACCATACTTTTCTTTGATCTCTGGTGTGTCTAAAGTAATTTTAATTAGTTGTGGCTTACTTGCCAGTTGTGTTAATTTCATTTCATATCCTCATATCTTTGTTTTAGGTAATGAATAGTTGCTAATGCAAATTTCATTCTAACTTCTGCTTGTTCCAAGTCTCTCTTGGCACATCTTAATTCGCTGAGTGCTTTAGCAACTTCTGCTTCTATACTGCGAAATATCTCACTATCTGTTTTATCGTCAAATATCATAATATCTCCTACTTGTTATTTATACATTATTTCAGCCAAACAAAAAGCACCCTGAGGTGCTTGATGTTATTCTCGTTAAAGAATTATACTACTGTGTAGTCGCCAGTAACAGTTAATGTTACAGGTGATACCCAAACAGGAGCATCTGCACTAACGGTTGGAGCCAAGCCAGTGATATAGGCCTGACCACTAATGGTTTTGCCTGCGCTGCCTGTGCTTGTGTCGCCTAGATATAAACTAAAATTTGTTAAAGTTTTATCTTTGCTTAGACCAAAAATACCCTTGTTAATTGCCACATTTGCGCCTGCGCCTGTGCCAAAGAATACTGTTTGATCTAGAACAACGTTTAAGTCTAGTCCGTTGGTTGCTGTAGTTGCAACATTTAATTTACTACCTGAATCCAGTTGAGTCCATGTAAAAACATCATTTGAGTTATTAACTGTGATGTCTTGCATGGCCGGCACAATTAGGTCAAGTAAGTCGCCAACAAGACTCAAAGTGAGAGTTGCTTGAACGCCTGCTACGCCTGGTGCTGGGAATATGTATGCCATATTATGTTTTCCTTATGCTAAATTTGCGAATCTATACTCGCCCTCATAGACGACTCTATCGTTGTCTATGGTGACTGTATAGTCAAACAAGCGTGTATATACGCCTGTGATGGTAGTGATATCTTTAGCACTACCTAAGATTGTCAATGCTGAATCTAAATCTGTATTTCGTTGCTTTGCGTCTACTGAGAGATACCATCTTACAATGGTAATTCTAGAATTGATCTGCAATGTTCCCAATGTAGGAAATAGCGTGTCTTGTTCTGTATAGGGTTCATCCAAATATACTCTACGAGCATTTTTAAGATACAGCGCATTAGTTCCTTCTTCAAACGGCAGTTCCTGACTGGTCTTAATGCTACCAGTTAGTTGTGCTGTCAAATAAGTTAATAATTGCGTTCTCATCTTACACGAACTCTATTTACAAAAGCAGCCATCTTGTCTGCAGTTTCAATTGTTGCGTTTTCGCTGAAGTCATACCAATCGCCGGCCTCTAACACTTCGTCAAACAATACATTATAACTGTCCTTATAGAACTTGATCTTTGCGATCTCTGCGCTATCAGGATTGCCGAAGTCAGCAATAGTAGGATATGTATATTCGTGCAATGCCAAATATATATTCAAATCCTTGAATTCCTGAGTCCTTGCTAAGATATAATCTGGATCAACAACAGGTAGTAGGTTTGGATCAATGATGTCTGCCAACTTACGCTGATATTCTCTCCACCAGCTGGAGTTTCTAATCTGTGTTAGAATACGCTGACTGGCCATGTTTAGAAAGTTTTCAATTTCTGCTTGTGTAAGATCTTCATTTGCTTCAAATACACGACTATCACGAGCCTGTAGTTCGGCAAAGGTAGCGAAACGCAGAAACGTTGCGCCACTGTATACAAAATTTGGGTTGCTCATTGTGATAGTCCTTTAGATTAATTTAGCAATTAAGAAAGTGCGCTGTCAAACTTCAAGTGACGACCGTAACCGTCTTGTAGTTCACCAACGCCATAGTATGCTGAACATACGATGTCTTCACCTAAGAAGGCTGCGCGACGCTGTGTTTCAATCTGGATGTCACCAATTAGACCAAAGCCTAGAGCATCACGGTGGAATACAGCACCTGGGAAATCACCTGGGTTTGTAACAGCGTCAATGTTGCTTGTTTCATAGATTGGGATACCAGCTAATTGTCCAACATAGCCCATACGCATTGCTTCGTTAGAAACTTCGCTGTATGCGCCTGATGTGAATGCAACAGCACCTGCTGTTGTCAATTCTTTCTTCAAGCTGAATGCGATTTCAGGATGTAATACGCAGACCATACCTTCTGTTGGAACAGCACTGGCTTTTAATGTAGCTACCGCTTTGAAGATGTCTTCTGCTGTAATAACTGCTGTATAGTTGCCATAACCTGCCGCAAAACCTGCGAACAATGCTGTTAAGTCAGTGTCAATTTTTCGGGCTACAGCCTCGCCGAACAATCTTCCCAAGTCTGCTACAACATTACTTGTTGCTGAAGCACGAGCTAAGTCAGTTAGCAATGTGCGAATAGCAACAGGAGCGATTGTTAATGTTGCTTCTGTTGTTGTAACTGCTACATTAGGAACTTCGCTGCCTTCAGCTACTGCGGCTGCTGTTTGTGTAGGATAAAATGGAACATTTACCGTTTTTCCCTGGCCCGCAGATAGAGTGTAATTTTTTACCAAACCGCGCATAATAGATCGCTCATTAAATACGAACATCGCTTCTTGAACGATCTCGGGTAATAGGGTTGCTAATGTCCCTGATGTTGTTTCGTTTGCCATAATATAATTCTCCTTAAATGAATTTTAGGCTATACCGGATTTTTTTCTATAATCCGCATATATTTTTCTGTGCTCGGGATTAGCCATATTAAGTTTACTAATATCAACTTTGCTAGTAGTGTTGCCTGTGACATTGCTTCGTGTATTAGTTGTGGCAGGTGCTGCCGACACAAAATGTGGATTGCTTTGCAGCCATGACTGAACAAAACTATCCACACTTACCGGTTTCCCGCTGTCATCATAGCGAACAACACCTTTGTCATCTAATACTTCAACTTCACCATCTTGACTAAGTCTAACTTGATTACGAATCAATGCTTTGACTTGCTCAGGATTAACAGCACGATAACGAGCTGCCGCATCTACTATAGGAGTTTCTACTTTGAAACTTTCTATTACTCTATCCCTCTTTTGAATTTCTGCATCCTTCTTGGCTGCTAATTCTTGTATAACACGATCGAACTCTCCACGCTTTAGTTGTTGTTCTTGTTGAATCTTTTGATGCTGACTAACGATTTCTCGTAGTTGCTCTGGATCTCCAAGTTCTTCATACTTGCTGACATATTTCTTTTCTAACTGACTTTTGGTCTTTGCTAGAATAGCATTTACTTCTGCCTGCGTAAAAGTCTTTTCTGTTGCCTGATCATTTTGAGAGATTTCAGTGTTCTCTGTAGCCGATGTTTCTTGTTGGGTCATCGTAGTCCTCGCCTCTTTAAGAGTAAATGTTTTGAACAGATAGTTCTGTTCGTAGTGTATTTATATAAATTTATTCAATATTGTCTAGTATGTTTCGTGCCCAAGTAAGTCCAGCAGGTCCGCCCCATAGCAAATAAGCCTGTGTGCCTGGAGTATTCTCTCCTGGTTTGTAATAAACTCTTGCACGGCTTAGAAAACTAAATGTTCTTTTAACTATGTCCAAACTTACTTGCTGTCTATTAGCAAATTGATTTGCACGAGCAAGTCCCACAGCAGTTCCACCACGATTACTTGGGCTGGATTCTTCACGCAGTTTCAAGCCACGCTTGGCTGCTTCTGCCATTGCTCCAGTAGGACGATATGTTGCCATTAAGCCATTGTCTCGCTCATTGGTTCCCAGGCAGCACACCACCAAGTTGCTTTAACTGGTGCGTTGTTCCAGCGTGTGCATAATCCTTCTACATAGTAGCCACAGTTCTTACAGTTTTCTGCACCGGTTGCTGGCTCATATGCTTCAGGTAAATCTGGACTAATAGGTGTGCCATCAGGATAAGTTCTTGTTATTTCTTCTTCATCTGGTTCAGGAACACCCTCTTGCTCTGCGTATTCTTCAGCAAGTTCGTGCTCTGGCATTTCAATGTCAATAGTATCCATAACAGCGTTTTCAATTAGCAAACGCTTGACAGGATCTTGAACAATCTCTGATGCAGTTTTCAAATGTGCTAATTCGTGATTTGTATTCTTTAATGCAAAGTTATCAGGATAGTCTATTTCACCATCCCAAGTATAACCCATGTATGTGTATATGATACTCCAGATTTGTTCTTCAGCAAGTTCTAGATTATCTGCTATGCTTGATAGTCTTGCGTTTAGCAATTGGAATTCTGTTTCGATTGCTATGCCGGACATCTCTCTAGTTTCTGTGGCACGAACAGCACCAACATTACCCATGCTGTCAATCATCTTCTTACGATTGTTAATACTAGTATAAATCTTATCTATCTGACCGCCTTCAAATTGTAATACATAAGGCTTTAAGTTTGGATCAAGATTCTCTTCCATAGTGATGACCTGTCCAGCGGCTGCTCCTTGAGCATTTGTGCCTGCTGTGGCAACTAAGCTGGGATGAGTATCTAATCTAATACTGTCATAGACTTCACTTAGTTCATTGTAGATCATTCTCTGTTGGTCGGCAATGTCATCAACTAGACTATTACCTAATCCTCTAACAGGACTGCGTTCAGCGTAAGCACAGACAAAAGGCAAATAACCTAGACCATTTACTTCCACAGTCATGTCTGTGACACGCTCTTGTTGTGTGTCTAAGTTATAAGTTGTGATTGTATCGTATGTCCATTCTCGGACAACGGTTTCAGTGCCATTGACTTCTTCCACATACTTGATATATTCTAATTGATAACCGCCATTAGGCTGACGAGCCCAACGCCAGTCTGTTACTGCCAATGGGTTATACATTGATAGATAAGGTCTGGCATTCATTGCCTGTTCATCTGCCATTGTTATAGCACCAACATCAGGCTTGACCACTGCAATCCATACATGTCCAAACACGCTGGCCCATTGAGCACAATCTTTCATAAACGCATTCATATTGCGTCCATCTAAGTCTGCATCTTTGACAATGTCTTCAATGGTAAAATTGTTTTCTAAACTACCAAACTCACGCTTGGGTTCTGTTCTAAACAAGAAACTTGTGTATAGGCTAATTAGACTTCTAACTTGATTGTCTAAGGGCGTATTGTTTAATCTAACTGCGTATTGTGTGTCGCTTTCAAGTGCATAGCGTTGTAGGTAAGCACCTTCACGATAGGCTTGTCCGCCTGTAAAACTTGACAGTAAGAATAACCATCGTTGTTGATTACGACTGTAGGTTGTGTTACCTGCTGTTGCCTGTAGGTAGGCATTTTGAAATGTTTGTAACTCTGCCATGTTTTAGGCTCCAATATTAGTAATGTTATTTATGCTTGCGTCTGCCATCTAATAACGGCATTTCTTCTGTTAGCATCAGCCATCTTCAATCTTGTTGATTCAGGCTTTGGTATATTCTTTTGTCTTTGACTTTGTCTAATCTTAAAATCTTCAGGCATAACTTTCTCGCTACTATTTTCTTCATTAGTTAGTTTGCGAACATTGCTGGGATGATAAGGCCCAGCATCTCCTAGGCGTGCCATACATAATTTACCTTTACCGCGACCACGATTAAGAATATCGTTGCCCCACCATTCTACCCAAGATTCATAGGTAAATTGCCATTCAATCTTTCTAATGATAGCCGTGTGCATTTGGCTCATATACTTTGCTTTAATTTTATCTTTATACATATTTACTTTCTTATGCTAAAGCATGTCCAAATGCTCTAGGAATAACTCTCTCAACTTCTTTGTTGATAGGAAACAGATACTGGATAGCATAAGTTAAGGCATCAAATTGATGATCAAATCCACTATCCTTGTCCGGTATCTGTGTGCCTTCTTTGTAGCAAAACTGCTGTAGGCTTTTTATTGTATTCTTACACTTTGGATCTATGTAGAATCTTGTTGTGCTATTGTCTCTCAAGAAGAATAAACTATTTGCTGAATTTATTCTATCTTTAACTAAAGGATGCTGGCGGTGATATCTTACAGTAAATCCTGCGTTCTCTAATAACTTAATGTCTGTGTTACCATTAGCTGATGTCTTGCGTTGCACACCAGCAGGGTCAGGATATATTGTTATAGGATTCTTTGGATAGCGGTTGCGTATCTCATCTACGAGTTCATTAGTATTACTACTATAGAGAACAATCTCATCCACGCAATGTAAGCCATCCTTAGTTCTTCTCATAACTGTGCAACTCATTGGGTTCACATTGAAGTCAGTGCCTAGTATAAGTTGTTCATTAGGACTAATCTCTTCTGCTGACTTTACATTGTGTTGACCAAAAGCATAAGCAACAATGCCTGAGAAGTTCTCAAATGTTGCTAAGAACTCTTGGCTGAATGTTCTTGCATCTAAGTCCTCACGGGCTTGTGCTACTTCATCTTCAGGAACATTACCGCCATCCAATGTTGTAAATTGAAAACTCATCCAATTGTTTCTTGTTGTGTGATAGTCATAGATCTCTTTGAACCAGTTCATACCTTTTGGTGTGCCTAAGAACAATGCGTGTCCTCCAGTGTCTGCCAAGGTAGGGCGTAGCACTTCATACCACGCTTCTGAATCAATGTCTGCGGCTTCATCTATAACAATAAAGTTTAGTCCCACACCACGCAGACTATCATAGTTATCAGCACCGCGAAGGCTAATCTCACTGCCATTGACCAACTCCAATGTGAGATCCTGTTCATTTACTTTCTTTACCCAATTGATACTTATAAGTTTCTTCTTTAGTTTCTTCCATACAATCTGCTTGGCCATACGGTAAGTTGGAGCGACATACCAAACCCGTTGATCAGGCTTGGCGGCATACTTGGCAAGTTCTCTAATAGCAAGGTGTGTCTTACCAAAGCGTCGTCCACATACTGCAACACGGAATCTAAATGGTGCATCTGCAATAAGTCTTTGTGCTTTACTCAACGCCATTTAGTTCTTTGTATTCTTCCTGCAAGTCATCTAACTGTTCTTCTGTAGGTTTGTCATCATCATCTGTGAATGGTAGAACTTTACTTCCGTCTGTGGTCATACCTTGATCACTCATGCCCAACATGTTTTTAGCTAGAAAGATTTGAACAGCGGCATTTAGATTTACACAGGCATTCTTAAGCATTGCTCTGCGTAATGATATCTTTAAGTTTTCTCTACCTTTTATTAAATAGGGCTTAAAACTATATACCAATGTATCTTCATTGATACCAAACCAATTAGCAATATCTCTGTTGGTGCAACCTATTGCGGCTAGGTCTTCAACTTCTTCTGGTGGCACTACAACTTGATCTCTACCAACAATAAGACCTTTTACAATTTTTGTGCCTTCTTTAACTGTCATTATGCGAATACTGCTTTCATAATCTTATACAATACTGCGGCACAGGCAGCAAAGAATCCTATGGCAATGATGCCATTTAGCATCAAGTAAAAGCGAACCTTTTGTTCTAATAACTTTTCTTCTAATCCCAGTTTCATAATACATCCTTTAATGCTCGGAGTTGCTCGTGTGTGAGAAACATTTCAAATCTATTGTCAAATATACTTTGACTTAATATCTGTATGTGCCATACTGATGTTGCTTCAACCCAAGTCTTTTTAACTTTTAGCTTGTAATCTTCTGTGTTGATAACATCAAACTCTTCTCGAGTCTTACCTTGACTATAAACCATAAACTGTCCTTGTCTCATATTTACCTCTTTTTTATAAAATCTTTACCACGGTGAAGTCATTAGTAAAGAAGTCTTTGTTTAACTTTTTGGCTAGATTATCTGCTG